ACCTACTTCGAATAGACGTGCTAGACCTGCGTCTGCGCTCATCTGAATGTTATCGGTTAGACCGATAGGCACTAGATCACCAACGCCACCTGAGAGGCCTGTGAAACGTGCTGGACCAGCGAAAAGAGCTGTGGTGTCCGGTGAAGCTGAAAATTGTGAAAAGCGTTCGTAGCCATCCTGGTTAAGCTTCGAGATATACTCGTTCTTCCAGTCCCACCCTAATCCAAACCCCGCTTCTTGTACGGTCGTTAGGCGGTCATTAGTAGCATCTGCTGCCATATTTTTAATCCTGAGTTAAGTGAAGTTTTGCCTGAATCTCAGGCTTACGTAAGTCTTTGATCGAGTTCCCCTCGAATCCTATTTTAGTCAAAAGTTCTTCGTACAAAGGAGGAGTAGGAGCTTGGAAAATTCTAGAAATTGCAGATTTGGAATGACCATATTTATCTGATAGAGCCATCAAATTAGTACCATCAATGTAGTCTGAAATCAAAGTGCTTAATTCCACTTCAGACTTTACTACCATGCAATTTTTATTGTATTTTAAGCCGTTTTCTTTAATAGTCGTTTTTTGTAATTCCGATTTAGTAATGGACTGTAGATGGGCTTTGTACCATTCTTTATACCCGGGTCTATTCCAAAGAGCTTTTTTCTCTTCCACAAATTTTCCCTTTAAGGCATTTGAAATTTTACTACGTACTTCTTGCGGAATTACAGTCATGCCATTCGCCGTAGGGGAAATGTTATACCCAACAGTATCATCACATACTTTCAAAGAGTCCATATAAAACTGTTCCCTTTCGAATCTATTTTCAAGGTTCGTTACTTCTAGTATCTCAAAATGAAATACTTCCAATCCGTGTTTTAAAACCGCAGATTGTAGATGTGCATTAACGTGTTTACCATTTTTAAGAAGTCTTACATGTTTGTTAAGTCTTTCTTTAAAACACTGACTGGATCCAATATAAATTTTACCGTTTACAGTATTAGTTATTTTGTAGACGCCTGCTGCGTTCAAATCTTGTTCGTTGCAAAGTAGTTTCATACTACTATATTACTAAAATTCCAATCCCAACTCAAGTACCCACAAACAAAAAAGCCCAGATTTCTCCGGGCTTTTTTTAGCTTAATCAACTCGATTAGATAATCAAGAAGAGATTAATGTAGTTCATTGGATAAACTACGCTGATATTCAGATTGATAATGACCTGATCCTTATTGTTAGGATCTTGAGCCAGACTTGCAATCTTGTAACTTAGCAGCGGTGAACCGATCTTCGGAAGTTTTTGACCCTTGACCAGTTCTGAAACAGAAATGATCGTTTGACGAAGAGTGTTAAGGCTATCAGGAGTAACGTTCCACTTACCAATGAAGCTCTTAAGCTGATCGTGGTATAGGTACGATAAAAAGTCCCAATTCTTAACAACTAATAGTTCACGGAATTCAAGTACTGACACATCTGTCGTCAGTTCGTGACGAACGAAAGGAATTGAACCTTGCGTTTCTTGTACGAACAGGAATGTACCTGCAGCGGCCATTGTGTTCATCTGTGCTCTCGTAAAGAAAAAGTTTGAGAACTTCAGATCTGCAACGCCTGCAACACCAACGTTGGTGAAACCTTGTTGTACTGGGAAACCCGCAACCATACCCCCAAGGGCGGCACATAGGTAGTAGCCAGGCAGATACTTAACAACGCCATCTACGGTAATACCAACTGTATCCGGCTGAACGTGGATCACACGCTTGTCGGTGAAGGTTGTGCTAGCAGCAGCTACAGCAGTTGCCTTTTGAGCCTTGCTCAGCGTACGACCAACGTAGTAGCTAACAGCAGTTGCAGTACCAGTAGCAGCTACGACTACTTGTTGGTTATTCAGTACTTGTTGTACTTGTAGTGAACCAACTTGGGTAGGAGTGCCAGTAGCAGCAGTAACAATAACTGAGTCACCAGGAACAACGCCGTCTGACATGAATGTAGCATTTGAGGCTGTCAGTACGTAGTTACCGTTGATAACAGTAATGGTGTTGTTTCCACCGTTTGCATTAACGAAGCCACTTGAGTACGGACCAATGTTTTGGCTCGTAGGAATTGCTGTGTTAACCAGAGCGATACGCCATGCAGCTTCCTGAGGAGTTGACATTTGATCAACGTGAGCTTGGAATGCTGAAAGAATATCTACTTCTTGTGTAAGCGGAACTAGTGCGTAAAGACGATGGCCTTCAGCAAGTTCAAGAGCGGTTTCATAACCAATAAGGTCATCGCTCGGTACTGCGATTACATTGATCTGAGTCGTAGTATTTGCCATGCAAATTACTGAAGCCAGACCAAGCGGGTTTTGATCAGAAGTATCACCAAGGATACCTTCGATGTCACCAGTTGTCGTAAGAACTTGGATAGCGCCTGAAAGATCTGTACGAAGAGCACGGTAAGCAAAGTGAACTTCACCGCTAACAACACGACCGTAAATTACGAACGGATTAGGTTCGATTGAGATCTGGCCAGTTGTAGGAGCGTTTGAAGCATCGTAGTTTGATGTACTTGTGCTTGGGTTTACAGCAGGAAGAAGCTGGTTGTTATAAATCTTGCGAGTCTTAACAGTGAACAGAGCCTTCTTGATTACTACTGCGCCTGCGCCAACTGCTGTACCTACAGCGGGGCTGATGGTAAGAACGTTGGTAGCTACGTTTGATACGTTTGCAACTAGGTCTGCACCGTTAGCACCTGCGCCACGGATAAGGATCGTATCACCGATTGCGATACCAGTTGCGCTTGCTACTGTGACGCTTGTTGCGCCTTGAGTAAGAGCACCAGGAACAGTTGTTTGAACGCTAAGGTCAGCCGGTAGAACGTCTGTAGTGTTCAGGGTAATCAGAGTTGAAGTCGGATTAACAACAGCGGTTACGGTCGTGCTGAATACCTTCGCTACTGAACTTGTGTTCGTGTAAGCGATATCGATAGCATCACCTGGTTCAACTAGAAGAGTTGAAGTTGTTTGGTTAACGTTTGAAAGCGTAGCCTTAGTGATTGCTGCACCAGTTGTAGCAGTACCAGCTTGGGCTGAGATTGTGAACGTTGTACCTGAAATGTTGCTGATCGTAGCAACTAGAGCAGCACCTGCTGCGCCTGCACCAGCGATAGAGATAACATCGCCAACTACGAAACGAGTAGCGTTAGTAACTGCGGTTACGCTTGCTGAGCCAGCTGAAGTTGTACCTGTGCCGGTAGGCGTAGAGATATCAAGTTGATTTGCGCCTGAATATCCCAGGAAGCCACTTACAAGGGTTTCGATCTTTGCGTTGTTCAGATATACCTGAACTGAGTCTGGCTCAACTACTTGGCCAGGTTGAGTTGAAGGAAGACCAAAGGTATTTACAACACCTGAGTTGCTGATAACAGCAGTCTTCGTTACTGTTACGTTGCTTACAGTTGTACCTGCAGCAGTATCTGTCGTGGCAGTAAGGCCAGACACTGAAAGTACAGTTGCGCTAAGTGTACTACCTGTTGTAGAAGCACCAGGGATAAGTAGAACGTCACCAATAGCGAAAGGAACAGGAGTAGTAAAAGTAACTACTGCTGAACCAAGGGTCATGCTACCGATTGCGTTTACTGCTGGAACTGCTGCAGTTTGGATAAGGGATGCATTTGAACCTGCTACGTAGCTCACTACGTTGTATGCGGGTCCAATTAGGCATACTTCCAGATCAGGAGTAACGTTAGCAACGCCGCCAGAGCTTTGGAGCTGTTGATAAACTAGTACTGATGGAACGACATATGACATATTTATTTCCTAAAAGGATTTTTTGATACTCGCAGTCACTTGACTACGAGCCGAATTCTTGACACATTATGCTGATATTTTAGCAGAATTATTCAGGCTGAAGATTCAAAATGAAGTTCTTGATCTTGATACTGTCGTTCTTAACTGACCAGCGTTCTTCACGCATCCAAGGCACTGCAATTGTAACTCTGAATTTCTCTTTGCCTTCTGAACTTCCATCGAGGTCACAATTACTAACCGTCATAGGAGAAGCGAAGTCTTTGAAGCCTTGGGTACTACACAGATAAGGTCGTGTCCACAGCAAGAAGTGCTGCACCATATCCGTAATAATTTCACAACTACCAAGCTGAGTTGCTTCAATTATGATTTCAGCTTGACCGCTATAGAGAATGAAGTTCTCAATATCGTGTAAGCCCATAGTTTGATTCATCGTCTTTGCAGAAGACATATTATCGGTAAGCGAGAACTTACCAACATTATATGCACCACGATCAACCAATACTCGGGGACGTTCATTAAATGGAATCTTATGAAGGTTATTCATATAGTCCAGTTCAATCGTCCTCTTCTTTTCGTCTGCGTCCCAGAAAAACGTTGACTGTTCTGTGTACTGGGAGAAGTAATAGCGAAGAGGTTGCAGGATCAATTCGCTTAAATTAACTGGGCTAAAAATCATGGTAAGTACGAATCCAAGTATTGTGACGGAAAGTCTGGAAGATCTCTGGTCACTAGCTGGAACTCGACAGCTCCCTTGCTTAGCTGAGTAAGGGTCAGCATTTGTCTTACAACGTTACCCTGTAACTCTGTAGTAGCGATTCTAGTAACTTCATATCCACTCCAATCTCCGCTACGAATTATAACATCACCAAGACGAATATCTGGCATGGAAATTGTCCACGCTCCAATTACATTCTCTTCGTCTTGTCCAAGGTAGTTTTTGGTGAGGTTGTTTGGGGTTGGATCGTACTGCAAGAAGATCTTTGCAGGAGTGAAGTATCCGCCCTCAAAACTAGTACCGATGCAATTAGGGCAATTATCGCGGGTCGTATGCTCATGCACAGGATCCCAGCAAGTCGTACAACGTTTACCATAGTTTTTGCGCCTAAATAGATAAGAACTAATTCCACCGAACCTTGACAGAAGCCAATACTCACGTCGTTGGATTTCCATGCTGCGGATAGTTACCCAGCTTCTTTGGAACGTTTTCCAGGTAGCGGGGTCGGATCTAAGGGCGATACTACCCTTGTCGAGAAGAAGTACTTCAACGACGTAGTATCCATGATTAAATTTGGACTCTTCTCTGAGGGTGGTGTCGATGAAGTGGTTTCCGACGATTGGGGTTGCGTTGATTTTGACAAAATCTGAATCCTCTATTTGAGAGAAGTATACATCAAATACACAGTTACCCCAGGAAGCCGGTATGGACCATTCTACAGTCGCCTGCTTGTACCACTGTGGGTAGACCTTGACTTGGATAGCCGAAGCCCTCCTAGCCGTTGTAAGAGGCAACTGAGCGGTTTGGATTAAGAACCCTGGGGTGACTGAGAAGTTGAATGCCATGTTTAGGGCGTATTGTTTTTAAAGTACTCAGCTACTTTACGCGGAGTAGTGAGTTTGTGATGATCACCGGGGTTGATTTTGCCGAATCTACTTTCTATAGCTGCGACCAACTTTTTACCAGCTATTGTTGTAGCAGCCTTATTTTCACGGTTCTTAGGGAAGAAGGCATGGTCTGGTTTCATACTTGAATCAAAATGTTTATGAGTTAAATCCATAATGATTTCAAGATTACCATCGCTAGCGATTTTTTCAAGATATTTGTTCATGACATTATTTTAAAAGCAAAAGCCTCCCGAAGGAGGCCTTGTTTGGAACTGTGTTTGATTACCAAGTTGGCATAAGCGAGAGGTCGCTTCGTACTTCTCCCCAACCACTTTCCATGTTCAACTGAATCTTTAGCTTTGTAGCTGCTTCGGTGAACTGTTGCTGAAACCCTGCTGCTAAACTTTGATACAACTGCGAACGTTCTTCGATTGGAATCTGAAGACCGCCGTCGCTGTAGTTCATAGTATTACGAGCTAAAAGCAACGCTTTACCGAGGTATGCATGCCAAAGAGTTCCCCACAGAAGAACTGATTTAGATGGGAAGTTTTGAATGCCTACTGCACCAATTGGCGGAATCGTATTAAACGAATCCACTGCTAGTGTCATAGAGAGTGAAATAAACGTGTCAGTCATTTCCTCACCTTCGATAAGGTAATTGTTGACAGCATAGTCTGACGTATACTCTCTTACTTCTTGCGGGGTGAGGATTTGATTAACGGACATTTATTTACTCTGCTGCAGCCTTACGACCACGCTTAGCCTTCTCTGTTTCTGCTACGCCATTTGCTTCTTCAGCAGTTTGACCGATCTGTGAAGCTGCTGCTTCTGATACCTTTTCTACTACATCGGTATTCTTGCCAATTGACTCTGAAGTTGCTGTACTCTTCTTTTCTGGAGTCTTTGAAGCCTTCAGTTCTTCAGCCGTCATACCTTGATAACCTTCGTGCTCTACAACCAGTTCAGGCGCCTTTACTAGATCGCTGACATCAGGCTCTTCTGAGTGAACTTCTGCCCAACCACGATTTACTGCATCGAGAACATCTTGGTGTTCTAGATCTGATTCAAGAATCTTAACGAACGAGCCTTGCTTGATAGAGATATACCCTGCTTTCAGTACAAGACCGGTCGGAAGCTTATTGACCAGATAAAAATTCTTAAAAACTACTTTAGACATTTGCTAATCCTTTCTTAGATTCAAGTATTGTATTTCTGTCCGTACAGTTTGTCAATTTTTTCCATGATCTTACGATCTTGGTGCTGGAAGTACTTGTGTACTCCAAACATGCCTGTACCTACAGCTGCTGCTCCACCAACTCCGACCTTTACTCTTGTCTGGAATGTACGGCCAGCTTCTACTTGTGCTTTGCGTTTAGCACGAAGAGCTGTAAGTCCCGTATCCTCAGCCTCGCGCATTACACGAGCCTTAGTAGCCCATTCCTTTGCGCTCTTCCCCGACACTTGATCGATCATTTTGAGGGTCTTGGATAGGTATCTGTTAAAACTACCTGCCATGTTGGTTTCCTTTTAATTTACAAAGAGTATTTTAACAGAGATAGAGAAGTAATACATCAAGCTTCAGATTGGTATAAGGAGAGTAATAACAATAGAGGTTTATCGTGTTACTAGAAGAAGAAACTATGACCGAAGCAATTCTGGAGTTCTTGCGGATTTCCGAGCTATACCTCTTTGGAGGATATGATGAAAATAAGTGAGATGACCGATATCGTCAAGAGAGCACCGCTCCCAATACGGATGATGATAGACAGGTGGGGTGAAAAAGACCCGCTCATCAAAAAGCACGTAGTAGGATTGGACTATGCACTGACTAGCGGAATGAGTGATACTACAATACGCATTCTGATAGAAGACTTCCTCGACTATGTCGAAAGAAAGTACTTCATTGACAGAGATAAGACAAGAGCGAAGATCGTGATGTTCCTTGCTGACCACCGTAAAAAATAAGGAGAAAATAGTATGGCTGAAAAGAAACGCTCAGTGGCATTTCCGATCCTGGCTCTGCTGGCGATCATCGCTCTGCTATCACCGAGAGCTAAGAAGTAGTCTTCGGAGAAACAAAATGGATCAGGCCGATCAAGACGAAATACGGAGAATCGTATTTGGTGAAAATGAGGTACTGTATTCAAAGATCATAGCAGTGGCGGTGGTATCTGTAATTACAGCAGTGCTGGCCCTCATAGCTCTGAGGCAGCGCTAAAAAACGATGCACAGCCCAGCTAGTAACTGGGCTCTACCAAGGGGATTTCATGGCACCGCTGCTGTACACTATGTACGCTGTATCTGTTCTACTGACTGCGTACGTTCTTATAAAAGTAGCTCCGTGGAAGAAACTCTCGTTAGAAAAAATTATACCGAGAGTTGTATTCGTGGTACTCGTATCATTAATACCAGTAATAAATGTGTGTTTCATAAGTTTCATCCCGTTAGTCAGGGAAGTAGATCGTGCAGTGAAGCGAGAGAACTTCAAAACGGAAGACGAAGAGCTTGAATTCGTTAGAATCTACATTACGACGAAAGTCTCTAAACGGGTATTGGCTTTCTGCAGAAGAGTAGGTCTCAAAAGAGACTAGAGCGTAATCCCGGTCAGTACGACGGGCTTTTTTTAAATTCCCTAAGCGTGAAGTGGTATAAGAATATTAGAAGTAAACATTATAATTTTACTAAGGAGTTTGACCAATGAAGACGCTCAACGGCATTACCTACGTCCAGCTTAAGACACTCACGACTGCAGAACTCAATGCACTTTGCGCGGCGTATGCTGCAAGCCAAGTTTTCATAGCTATGGAGTCTAGTGGCTTTGCTGACGAAGGTGAAAGAGATTTTGCAGACAAGTTCATGCAAATTTTCACTCGTCGTGCAGAAGAGATGTTCAATGAAAAAGTCACCGACAAAATATATTCGATGATGAGAATTCTCTACGACACGGAAGAGAAGTTCGACATGGCATCTGAAATGACAACTGAAATGGGTAACATCGCAATGATGACTCAGAAGATGATGAAGCAGATTCATCAAGATGTTCTAGCGATGCGCTAAAGAAAAAAGCCCAGCTAACAACTGGGCTTTTTTTAGACTTTCAGAAATAAGAAAAGCCAGGATTTTACCCCGGCTTGTCTTTAGATGGGATCACCTCCTCTCGGAAGTTCTAACCACGCTGAGTGATTAGAAGTTTAGAACAACTGCACCATTTACGTTACCGATACCAGCACCTACAGCTTCGTAAGTATGGAACTCGATAATGTCTGCTTCGGTCTTCAGGAAGACTGTCGGAGCTTGAAGCTCATAGAACTGACCAAGGTAGTTCTGAGGAGCAAAAACGATTGCTTGGTTCGTCGGGAGGATGTTAGCCTTGTTCGTGGTGATGATCTTGTAACCGAAGAAGTTATCAAGAGTCGCTTCGCCTTGGAACAGTGCTGATGCTGCCGGTGAGCCTACGTCTGTTGCTGCAAAAGTCAGCAGATCAGCGTACATTGATTGTGTCATAAGGATACAACCAACAGGTAGCTTGTTCAGAAGCATGAACTTGATACCAGCCATCAGGTTAGCCTTTGTAAAGCCACCAGCGATGGTGTGAACGTTGCTGTTTGCTGTAGCAATAGCGTTGATGTTTTGATAGAAGTTTACGTCTTCTTGTTCTTGAATATCCTTAACGCTGTTTTCTTGAAGGATAGTACGAATGTCGGTACGGTATGTAGCGAGTTCGAACTTGCTCTTACGGAAGTCAGCTGATTGGATCTTCTGGAATGTAACTGGGTAACGTTGTGTCTTCCAGTAACGGATTTCCGGACGGCCAAGGAACGGAGCAGTAGCAGCTACTGAATCAGGTTCCTTTTCAACGATAACCGTTGGTTCTTCAGTCAGTTGGCGATCAAGCTCTGAAGCTGTGATTTGAACTGGCGTAAGAATCTTACGGGTAAAGCCGTCTTCACGAAGCTTCTGACGTACGAAAGCTGACATTGCAGCTGAAGCTTCTTTGGTGTGACCTTGGTCAATCTTGTCTAGGAAAGATTGATTCAGGAATTGTACGTTTACTGTTTCTGTGTTATATGCGCTCATTTTATTGTCCTGTTACGATACTTTGATTGTAATATGAGCAGTTTGCGTTGAGCTTGCTGCAACAACGTCAAGTACGAAACCGAGAATAGGGTCTGTACCAGCTAGACCCAGAGCGATTTGACCGCTTTTAACAGTAACAGGTGAACCAGGCTGATATGAGCCTGCTGCGAAGTTTGAGATGCTTGCAATGAAGTTACCCCAAAGAACAACTGCCTTACCTGAGTAAGCTGATGAGCTACTATCGCCGTTACCAACAATTACTAGGCCGACTGAATTACTTGCTGCCGCTGCTGACTTGTCGATGGTGTTGTCTGATTGCTTGGCAACCCAGTCGCCGTTTTGCAGAGTAACACCTGACTTGATCGGCTCGACACGCTCTAGAGAACCATCATACGGCCAGCCACGGATGATCTCTGCGTTACGTTCCATTAACATATTTATTTCCTTGTATATGTTTCTATTTTTAAATAAACCGAGTAAAGACTATATCTACTCGGCTCAAAATTCTTTCACAACATTTCTATTTTAATGTGGAAAAATAGTAGTGTGGGAAATCGATTATTTTTAGCTAAAAAATTTAGCTCAGCATGAATTCAAGAAGGGGATCAGTCTTAGGACGAGCAAAGCCTACGCCATTACCCATTCCCCACGGTTCATCCATTGCAGATGCAACCTTCTGAAGAACTTCAGGAGAGACTCGTTGGAGTTGTTCCAGATCTTCTTGTGTGAACTGAGCGGCAGAAGCCAGCTTAGTGATTTGCTCAGGCATCTCTACAGGCACTTCTAGAGCCCTATCGAGTGCAACTTGATGTTCGGTAGCCTGCTTCTCAATCTCAGCCTTCAGGCCTTCGATTTGGGCTTCTAGAGCATCAACGTATTCAGCTGTCTTGTGCAGAAGTTCAACCGTTGGATTTTCATCTACTTCAAGAACGAAGTTTGAAAGTTCAGCAACGTTAATGTTTGCTGCTTTAACAAGCTTTACAGCTTCTTCATGATCAACGCCCTTCATAGCTAGAGCTGACGTAGCCTCTTTTTCCATGATATGTTGAGCTACTTGATAACGAGCATCTGCATCGCTAAAACCAGCTTGCTTAAGATGTTCGATAGCAACAGCTTCGGGAGTTGCAAGACGAACTGTTTCAGCGTGGTCTTTGAGGATTGTTGATAGTTTAGTCATTTGTCTTTTTGCTATGGAGCGGGCTAAAACCTGCATTAGCCATGCGCTTATTGTGATCGATATGCCCAGAAATTTTACCAGCTAAAGTAACACCTAGAGAACCGGCGATGAGACCTGCGTTAAATTTTCCAAGTTTTTTTCCAGCAAGTAAAGCTTCTCTAGAAAAACCTTCTGGCACTCCAGTTGAGAGCATTTTTCTATGAGCAGCCTCTACTAGAGAAGTGCCAGCTTTAGCACCTGCGAATCCTGCAGCTGCCATCGAGCCTAAAGCTATGCCGGGATGTACGCCTTTGGCTTCATGGTATTTCTTAAAGTCAGATTTATCCAAATTCACGCTTTTGATATTGAAAAACTTCTTATCATCTGAGTGAGGCTTAACCTGATAACTTTCAGCAACTTTCTCTAAGTACTTATTGGACATGTTTGTTAATCTGTTTATTTAGTTTAACACCAGCATAGTCTGCTGCTAAACCAGCTGCTCCACTTAACGCCATAATTTTAGCGTTGTGAAGTTTGGCACCTTGCCCGAATACCTTAGGCATAGAGTTCATCAGCTTATGAGCACCAAAGCCTGTAGCTGTGCCCAAACCAGCGATTACGCCAGTGTTGACCAGCTCTTGTTTATGTGTTAAATCCTGCGCAGCTTTATACAACGCTCTGGTAAAGAGAGTCTTAGCTCCCCGTATCAGTTTTGAACCAGGTGCCGTAATAGGCGCTGGTTCTTTTACTTTCCCTAGGCTTACATCTTTCTTGACAATCATACCAGCCGATTTGATGCGACCTTGAGTGTCCATGTCAAAATTAAGACTAGCGATTTTTTCAAGATATTTGTTCATAGTTACCTAATAAAAAACCCCTCTACATCGAGGATACAGAGGGGTTCTTACTTTATAAAATCAAGCTAGTTAGTCTGCTTTAGATTTATGTTTCTTGTCTGCTAGAGCACCTTTGATTGCCGAGTAGGCTTTTCCGCCAAGGTATCCACCGCCGACAGATCCTGCAACAAGTCCTGGAAGTCCAGCTGCATGAACACCTGCTACAGCACCTGCAGTACCGGTTACGAATCCTGACAAGGTACCACCTACTTTATCACCTTTTTTGGATCCAGCATAACCACTTAGTGCACTAAGAAGAGCTTCTTTTTCTAACTCAGAAGCCTTCTTTTCTACTAGATCAACTGCATTTTCAAAATCCAGACCTGAGTCTACCAGAAGACTTACTGCAGCTTGTTTTTCTTGGTTTTTGTTCTTTTGTACTGCGGCGCCAACACCTAGACCTAAGACTCCTGCGCCAGTGGCCGCTGCTGCGACCCTAGCCTTATTCAGTGTGCGTGGAGCACCCATAACATTCTTGGGACCCCCACCTGAGCCTGGAATACGTGTGACTTTTTGAGCTAACGAAGTGCCTGGAACTTTACCCGCTAGTTGCAGGACACCCGCTTCTTTCGTTAGCCCAGCTTTTTTACCAAGTTTACTGCGGTGTCAAAATCGAAGCCAGCTTCGATGAAGTGTGACAGTGCAGCTTGCTTAACTTGTGAAGCTTCTTCACGTTCGATTTCTTCAGCAGCTTCCTTGACCATGTTTACTGCATCGTCAAATTCAAAGCCTTGTTCTACGAGTGATGAAACTGCAGCAGCCTTTTCTTGACCAGCCGTTACCCAACCACCAGTTTGAACTTGGTTAGGAGCTTGTGCACCGATTTGTGCGCCTTCATCCTTAGCAACGCCAGGAGCAGGATTTTGATCAACTGGAGCAGCGCCACGAGCCATTGCGTCAGCAACGATTGCGTCGAAGATTTGGTTGATTGTACCACCATTACCCTTGCCGTCTGTGCCGGGTTGGTTCTGGATGATAGCATCTTGTTCAGCTACTTGAGCTGCAAGATCTTGTTGTGTCTTGTTCGGTACAGCATTACCAATACCGTTAACGGTATTTTGGTCACCTACTGAAGCCAGCTTTTCAAGAAGAGCTTCGGCTAGTGCCTTGCCTGCGTCAGCAGCTTGTTTGTTCATAGTATCCTCTGGTTTAACTTGATCAAGTTTAATGGATGCAACTTTTTGCATTACTTCTTTTGCTAAGTCAGCGCCTTTAGCCGCAGCTTCTTTGACACGTTCATCAGCATCGTTCTTCTCTTTGGCGTCCTTGACTTCTTCCTTAGCTTCCTTTACATCTTTGTCAGCTTTGTCGATAGCCTTTTCTGCCTTATCTTCATCTTTCTTTTCTTCTTTCTCTGTATCTTCACTAGCTACTTTATGGAGGCCAGCTTCTTTTTGCAGATCATTAAGAAGACCGTCTAGAGTGAAACTCATCATGACTAATATCCTTTTTTAATAGGGCTACGTTGAATTGTAGCCTTTCGAAAATCTTAGGTCAATTCTTTTTCTTCTGAACCAACTTAACCATCGCTGTTTTGGCGAGTTTGTAAGTCAGCTTATAGTCAGAAGCAGATTTAACTAAAACTATTTTAACACCATCTGAAGCCTTGTTCAATTCTTGCTCTTTCATTTTCCGCTCTATTGCTTGGGTAATGTACCACTTAGCAGCTAGAGCAGCTCCGCCGATAGCAGCAATGGCAGTAAGCATCTTCATCAAACTTGACTTATTCCCTTCTTCTGACTTGAGATTCTGTTCACGGAACTTTTCGTAAATCGTAGGTTCGATGTGAGGACCGTTGCCGACAAAGCCAACATTAGTACCCTGTACATAACCGTAAGTCGAAGCCTGTTTGTTCAGCGATACACGTTCCTCAACATACTGTGGAAGATACGAGGCATCCTGCATATGAGGAAGCATAGCATGAACGATACCGATGTTGGGTTCTGTAATTTCACCGAAATCACGGTCGAATTCGGGAATAGCAGTAAGACCAACCTTATCAAAATATGCAGCAGCCATTGGGCCAATGCCGCGCCCTTCTTCACCCATCAATTTTCTAGCAATCAGTTCAGCGAGAAAACCAATCGAAGGGCTAATGCCAAGATGAGCAAAGGTACTAAAAGTCTCATTAAGCTTATAATTTCGAAGAACATCGATAACCGATCCTTGCGGATCACTAACTCGTGATACAAGATTATCAAGATTAGAATCGATAGATACAACATCGCCATCAATCTCCTTCGTTAATTCTGAAAGCTTTTTAAGAGTAGCACTCTTCTGTAACGGAAGGTCATTTAGACCAGCCATTAGCGCCTCATCCACTGAACCAATCACTTCGCTTTCAGATGCTACTTTCTGTAGAACTGCGCTAGTTACGTCTGCTGGACGAAATACAATAGAGATGTCGAAGAATCGCAATGGAGCCAAGTTAAGCGCCATTACCTTACGACCATCAGGGAAAACCTTACCCAACTGTTCGCTTAGATGCTCACAATACTCTTCACGGGTACGAGCTTTGTTACCACAAATTGAACAAACATCGAAAGGTGTACGGCAAGCCATTGAAGTCTTTGGCCAGTCACCGCTTTCGATACGATCAACGATGTCTGGAGCCTTGTCGTTCCAAAGCTCAGCGATAAGCTCAACGCGGTGCATTCTGTCGTTGTAGACAGAGTACACAACTTGACCAATAGCGATTTCGGGATTTTTGTTTACGTGGTTTCTGAAAATATGGGCAGGAGCAGTCTCAAAGGTATTGTGGTAATCAATGAGGTTACTTTCTGGGAAGTAGTCAGCATTACGGTTTGCACCATAAAACTCTCCAGCACCCATAGCTAGAATGTGAAGATACGTCTTGCCCTGAATGGGCGTTAGTTTAGAAGCGAATTCTTGAATGCGAGAATCCGTAGCCTGCTTAATAAGACTGCCTGTAAGATCTTTGGGATCGAGAATAGTTACCTGTGGTTCTTCACGGTAAAAAGAAGACGTATCGATTAGTTTAGTTAGCATAGTTCTATTTTACAGGCGAATCTTTATTTTGACTCTTTCTTCGGATGCCACTTGTCCATAATTTTCTTGGCAAGATATGCACCGGCTACTGGGATTGCAGCCCCAACAGCATAAGAGCCCATTTGCGAAGGTAGAAGCTTGCGTACATACTTATTAGCAGCGGCAGCTCCCTTGTGGGCTTTAATTCCTTTGTATGCATGGTAATTAGCAGCAGCTTCTTCTCTTAAAGTTAGTGCGCCAGGAATAGCTGCAACGGCTGGAGCGTAATCACGAGTCTTGTCATTTGAAAGAGCTGCAATGGTAGCAACACTACTTACTCCGGGCATTTTGGCAATTGGAGCCAACGCTTTAAGCTTTCCGTAACTTTGGAAGTCTTTGGCGTGGCCAAGTTCATGCATTAGAACGTCAGCGTTCTTAACAGTCTTTCCACCATTTCTTAATCCTACTACAAAGTCTTTTTGAGCACCTACCCCTCTGGTACGTAGAAACGCAGGTCCAGGAGCGTCATTACTAGCTAAGTGTTTATAAATCTTTCCCAAAGGATTCTTTGAAAAAGTCATTTTATCTACATTGTGCTTTCTAGTATTGAAAGTAGTGGTTTTATGTAAACCATTATCTTTCATAAACTTTCTAAGGGTGTGGTGATCTGCTCCAGAATCGCTGTGAGAAGCTGATATTGCAGATACAACTTTTCTAGATACTGCATGCTGTAGGGCACCACCGGCTACTCCCGCAGAAAAGCCTCCAAGCAAGGAGGCTCCTACTGCTGAAACAACTTTAGACTTATCTTTGTTCTTGTCTGATGCTATTTTTTCTAAATACTTATTTTGCATTTTGGTCAGGGACTAATTTCAGATTTACGGTTACCTTAGGCTTTTTCCTAAGAGCCTCTGAAATACCCTTAAGCTCGTTCAGCGATTGCGCCTCAAGTACGCCACGTTTTTTATTGTCAAGCTTATTCTCTAGGCTATTACTATAATTAGCAGCGCCTAGAGAGAGACCGGCAGCAGACATACCCAGACCAACTTTAGAAGTTGTTGAGCTTCGTTTCCAGCCCTTCGCAAAACTTTTGCCGAAACCAGTTATGGATTCAGCTACAGCTTTTGCGGATGCGATTTTCTCTAGGTACTTATTCATATTTATAGGAACGACTTAGGTGAGAACGAACTGTTATCTTTCCAACGACCTTCTAGATCTGTAAGACTCTTGATAGTCATAATATCAATGCCGTCACCATGAACTGCGTTGGTAAGAACAGATTGTAGCAGATTAGGATCAGTTGCAACCATAGGTGCAAACTTATAGATTGTATCTGCGTAATGCTCTACCTTAGAACGCTCAGCGGTCTGAAGGATATGAGAGTTTGAAATAGCTTGTAGAAGAGCCTTCTTAAAGCGATTATAGCGAAATTGATCTACTACGCTCTTCGCTGCACCTGAAAACATCCAAAGACCTGTACCTACTGCAAGTCCACCTGCTGATTTACCAGCTTGTTCCAGAAAGCCCTTTGCAACGCTTTCGCCTGGACCCATAACACGGGATTGAGCAGCATTAGCTTGTTTTTCAACTTCTTCAGCAGCTTCTTTTTCAAGCATTACATGCGTAACAAAACCGGCTAGAAATTCATCAGCCAGTTTTTCGTCTCCAGCAAACTTCTCAAGACCCATTTGCTTAACTTCATTTAACATTTTATGTTGTTCCTTTATTCAATCTTTATTAATCACGCTGGAGAGCGCTCCAGACATCGTTACTTCTACCGGTTGTCTTGTCTACACCTGGATCATAGAAAGCTGCATCAGCTATAGGACCAGCAGCATTAAACAAAGACTTACCAGCGCTTACTGTAGTCTTACCGATAGCCTTTGCTGTATTTTTTATGGTGGGTTTACCAAGTGCTGAAAGATTGTCTTTAACAGACTTATTAACAGCTCCGCCTACTGCCTTTGCTACTCTCATCGGAGAAGATGCTACAGTACCGATTATCTTACCTGCTGCGTATGCCGGGTTAGCTTTTTGAGCAGTAACCTTAGCAGAAGCTGCAGCTCCGTTCATGGCCCTAGTGAACATGTTTGATTTTACACCTTGCGCAGCATCAGCAGCGCGTTTCTGAAGACCAGAACGCTCACGTTGTTCACGAACAAGTTCACGAGCTTGTTTGTACAGATCTGCAAAAGCATTTACTTCTTTAAGCTGAGCTGATTTAAATAGACCTAGCTCACCAATATCACGATACGCTTTAACTTCGCCAGAAACGAGGACAGAAAGCTCTGAGAACGTTTGTTCTTCTGTGACACATGCCAGCTTATCCATCCATGCATCATCCTTGCTAAGAGCCTTTGCGGCCTTCACAAGCGTATCTGCTAAAACGATAGCATCAATCTCTAGGCGATCAAGAGCTTCTTTGTTAGCTGCTGCTGACTTTATAAGATATGTGAGCTTCTCTGCTTCTACTAATTCTAGTTCGTGGCTTGAAGCTTCTTTCTCAAGATTTGCTTGAAGCTCTTCTGCTTTTACTTGTGCTACTTTTTCTTGAAAACCTTCAGGAATCGTAGCTGCTGACATTACTTCAGCAAACTTAGCTAGGGGGAATTCTACTGTGCGGTCTTCTGCATG